ATCTCACACTCATCCTTATCAGTATGTCGTTTTAGGTCAGAACCATTCTTATACACCCTAGAATAAACATAGGTGGGTAAGACTGTTTCCCCAACAATCCTACTCACCTCAGGTGTTTTTTCACAAAGTAACTCAAGAAAAGGTAAGTAATTGTGAACTGAGTTTGAATTTACTGCCTGATTGTCACCCGCAGCATCATGTTCTTCGCAGAACCGCATGAACTCATAACCCAGTTTTATCGCCCTTTCCTGATCAATGAAGTTTCTAACTACAGTATAATCATTGACTTGGAGTTCAGGAATCATATCTCTTTGAGTAATTCTTCAATGTCATAGTAGATTTGGTTTTCTACTTCTTCTTCCATCTCATACGAACTATCATCTTGATTGTCAAGAGCATCGCGTAGATCTTCGTGCATTATATCATTTTCTTCTGTTTGAGGCACAGAATCTGGAACATTAGTATCTCCCAGTCCGAGAATATCTTCTGCAGATTCTTGACCAATATCTTGTTCTTTCGCGTAAATTAGAGGAACATCGCCAACAATATCTACATCAATTTCATTTAAGATTGCATCTAGTTTTTCTTCATCGATGTCATCACCAAGGTCCCAAGATTGGAAATCAAGTTTTTCTACATCCTCAGGATCATATTCAAGAAGATCATGCATCTCACAAGATTTCTTAAATTCTTCCTGTTGTTCTTCCCATTCTTCTTTAGCCTTTTGATGAGTAACAATTACATCTTTTAAGAAATCGATATTATCAATGGGAGTAGAAGCTCCTTCCGTGTATTCGATCTCACCAGAATCTTCTTCCCACTGAATTGCATTAACTTCTCGGTCATAATCATCTGGATTAAACCAACTCATATCAGCAGGTTGTACAACAAAACCATCGATATAGATGGCCTTGTCTTCAATTATTACTGTCAGATTCATCGGAGGACTCCAAAAGGTTTTCAAGTGGGTTGACTTGAACTGGCAATATTGCTTGTTGTTTCAATACATCTTCGTACATAGTACGATTCTTCTGAGACTCTTTAATAGTCTCATTACGGAAAGATTCTACAGCAGCACCAGTCTGTCTCTGTTGTTGAGAGTTTTCAATGAGGAGAGTGGGCATCCAACCCACTGCACATCCCCAATGATCAATATCTTGTCCTGTATTGGGATCCATTCCACGAATATGCATGTACCATGCACATTTATGTTCAATACAATCCTTTTTGATTAGGGGACACCAATTACCTGGTTCTTCTTTTTTGAACTTCATCATAACAAAAACTCAGAAATCAGTCGAAACTACAAATTAACACGTCAATATATTGTACGGCAAGGTTTACGTTAGCCGAGAATGAAGCACTACCACTACTAAATGGATGATTGTGTGAAGATGCGTTGGTTGAATTATTGCCAGTGCCTGGGGTGCTTCGTGACCATCCACCACCAGATTTTACATCACCACCCCCAGGACTCAATGTAACTGCACCACCATTGGCGTGAGTATGACTCGGAAGTTGGTTTGACGTTAGAGTGTGGTTACCAACTGTTCCAGAAATAGGAAAGTTACCCGATATAGGTTTTGAAGATGGAAATGCACTGGTAAAAGAGTTAGATCCCCCACTACCACCACCAGATCCAGTTACAACTCTAAGTGCTTTATTATTATGTGAGGTATTCTTTGTCCAACCACTGGGAGCAGAGGATTGGAAAAATATCGCATCCGTTCCTTGGGCGAAAATATCGTACTTGGAGTCTAGTCGAGTGGAATCACTAAAGACAATACCAGTTCCATCTATTTCTGCTGCCATTTTATTTCACGGGATGATAAGGGTTTGCTATGGTTATTTATTATGCGTCAATATCGAAAGTACACAGTATAATGTCAACATATTGAACATTGATATTCATAGAAAGATTGGGTGTGGTTCCAGAAGCACTAAAAGGATGATTGTGTTGTGAAGGTCCAGAAACTCCACCAGTAGAATCAGTACTTCTTGACCAACCAGGACCTTTATTCACATCACCACCATTAAAAGTTCCATTTGGATTTTGTGGGAATGGTGAAAGTGCAGTTCCCATAGTGCTATGAGTATGGGAAGGAATTCTATTTTGTGATAAAGTGTGATTACCTGTCGAACTATTAGAAGACCATGGTGTTGAATATGTTCTTCCAGTAAAAGTAGTAAAACTAATACTACCTCCAGATCCGGCACCAGTTCCACTCACAACTCTAAGCATCTTGTCATTATGAGAAGTACTCTTTACCCAGTGAGTGGGTGCAGATGACTGAAAGAAAAACATGGCAGTGTTATCAGGAGTCATCCAACCCCTAGTGTTTACTTGCGTAGAATCACTGAATTGAATACCATTAGAAGTAATTTCCGCAGCCATAATACTTTACCTGTGTAATTTATTTATCGCACTCACCATTTTTGTTGAACTTTTTACGGCACTTTTTCACTTCCTTCATTTCATCTTTGATCATCTGATAGGCATCTTCAGGATCGATTCTGCCGCCAAGTTCCATGGCACAGATGACCTCAACTCTAGTACCAAAGTGTTTCAGTGCCTCTTCAAAACAGTTTAGTTCTTCGTACATATCACTTGTTAATAGAATCCCAGTCTTTCTGGAAGATAGCAAGACCTTCTCTAGTTAGGACACTTTCATACATACGATCAAAAACTCCAGGTGGCATTGTCACGATATCAGAACCTTCACGATAACAAAGTGCGACAACCTCAGGGCTACGAACAGATGCAGCAAGAATCTCAGTGCGACAACCATCTTTGACATAGATGTCATAGATTGTCTTAATCAGATCAAGACCATCGAAACCATTGTCAGTAAGACGACCGACAAAAGGAGAAACGTAAGTTGCACCAGCCTTAGCAGCAAGTACAGCCTGGGCAGCAGAGAAAATAAGAGTGACATTGACTGTTGCGCCAAGATCTCGTAGTTGACGACAAGCTCTCAGACCTTCAACAGTACATGGAACTTTGATCGTTACATTATCCAGTTCCATGAAAGGTTTGGCCTGTTCAACCATGTCACATGCCAGGTCTGCAACTACCTCGGCAGAGATAGATTGTAGTGTGGGAAAGGATTCTGAGATTGTTTTGATTGCCTCATAAGGATCCTCACCACTCTTTTTAATCAGACTGGGATTAGTTGTAACTCCATCGAGAAGACCAGTGTCATATCTCATAGAGATTGCATCGTAATCTGCAGTGTCAAGAAAGATTTTCATTTACCTACTCCGTAGTCTCCGCCTTTTTTACCATGATCCTTTTCAAGATCTCGAATATTTTGATGCAGTCTTTCAACTGCTTTACGCACTTCTTCAGTTTCTTCCCACTCAAAAGTGTCACCTGACTTGGTGACGTGTTGTTTCTTAGCCATAAAATTCTTTAGCGTTTTTCAGTGTCGTCAACAAATGCATTTTTCCATGGACGTATCCAGCATAGATTATACCAAGTGTACCAAAGAAAAACAAGCCCAATCCAATCAATTGTGCGATTGGTGGTTTAAGAGTTTTCTCTTCCGTAGTCGTCTTCGATTCTGTAGATGTCGTTTTCTCTGCATTCTCCACTCTGTACCTCCACGAAAGTTATACCATCAGCATATGCTTCCAACCGATGAACTTGTTCTTTCTTAATTTTATAAGAGTCACCAGGTCCAACCGTATGAAGCGTATCATCAAGAGTCAGTTTACCATATCCACTGACAATGTACCAGAATTCTTCCCTTTCGGAGTGTTTTTGAAGTGAAAACTTAGAGAAAGGTTTGATGTAAATCTTTTTGATAACAAGATTGGGTGTTCTCTCAAGATCTTTATACCATCCCCAGGGTTTGTCAACTCTCATCTTTAAAATAATCCCTAGTCCATTTATTTAGACATATATCCGAGGCACAATGGCAGATACTCTTAGTGCAAATAACTCTCTTTGTCGGCCACTTTATATTATCAGGATCATTCAAGTTTCCTTGAACTCCTCCTATACAACAGTTACCCAAGAAAATATCACCAGTATGTTCAACAAATAAACTTTTTAATCCAACCTCACAGACATATCCTTTGAAGTTTGTTTCTCCAGAATTCACGAAGTCAAGTGCATTAGCACCTTTAACATCACCATTACTCATAACGAAATCAGATCTGAGATCAACAAACTTTGAAAAGTTTGCTTCTGGAGCATCAAATCCACCCTTCTGTGAGGTTTCTTTTCTTGCAAACCACTCAAGTTGTTCTTCATTATATACGAATATTGATCTATCCTTTTGACCCCAGTCAACAACTCTAACAGGTTCGACAAAGATAGAAGGTAAATCTTTAATGTCTTCATATACCTTGAGAGAATGTTCCCAATATCTTGGGTGCATCATTACTCGCACAGTAACCGTAGTATTCATAGCAGAATACAAGACTTTCTCAAGAAATTCTTCGGTTGGATACTCTGGGTGGTACGAAAAACAAATATAACTTACACTTTGTGAAATTTTTTTCCAATAATCAACTGAGGCATACCCATTGGTAGTCAAACCTATGGTATGTTTACCAGTATCTGTGATCTTTTTAACTAGATCTGGAAAAAAAGAACACAGACTGGGTTCTCCCCCTGTGACAGAGAAGTGCATGAGAGAATACTTCTCAAAGAGGAGATCGACAAATTTACTAGCGTCTTCCCACTTATAATGGTGACCTTTACCCGAGTTTAGCTCTGGTACACAGTAAGTACACTTATTCTGACATATATTATTAATCATCCAAGTGATATGCACCAAATCTTGTTGATGCTGAACCACTCTAAGGATTTTAGGGTCTGTCGTCATAATTACCGTTCATTTTGACAAAACATACACTATTGAATCGACCTTGGATATTACGAAGAGTAATCTTAGTATGTGAAGATCGAACATCTACTTTAGTAACATAATATATACCATTAATCATCAATTGATCGTTTGGATCATCATTATTGCCCCAACGAATCTGTTCTTTGGAACATCCAGTGTATTTAACAAAGTCTCCAACTTCGATCATGATTCGTACCGTAGCATTATTACTATATTAGTCGTTATAGTTCAAAAGGTCAATAGTCACACCAAAATTCTGCAGTTTTACCGCTAGAAAACTCGATATGATTCTTGAGTTTATCGCCTGTCTGAACTTCAATAAAGATTGCAAACACCATTCTGTAGTATGTGGGACACTTATACGAATGCCACGTCTTATCCGTAGGGCAAAATACTGTACACCTATTAGGTTTCCAGTCCATTACCTTAACAACACTTTCTTCCCTATAGTCCAGGTGTAAGTTAGTGCCTTCACTCTTTTCTGGTTCTAGGTAACAGACAAAACTAATTATTTTACCTGCAGCGTCAGGATGCGACTCCAACCAGTTACCTTCAAAATCTAAGTTAACACAAGGTTTTATCAAATACTCTTCACCACTTTTCCTCTCAGGAAACTGATCCCAAATTTTCTCACGATTTTGAAGAAGTTCATAACATGCATCCCATAAACATTCAACAACATCTTCTGGAACCTCAGATAATAACAAATCCTCTAAACTGAATACGTTACCACCTCTTTTCTTTTCTTTTGCTTGATTGACCCTATCAGTCAAAAATTCATTAGGGGGAAATCCGCAAGTTCCAAGTGGATCCAGAATATAATTAGGTATTTGACTAATTTTTTCCCAAGTTTTTTCTGAAAAAAAGTTATCAACTACCATATGAGGCCATGGATCATGAATGACCTCATTATCATAAAGTTTAGGATTGATGTGTGTCATTATATAAGTGAGTTATTACTTTAAGGGACTAATCCACTTAGAACCAGTGTTATCTCCAAAAGTTACTGTTTTAAATTCTGATGGGAAATTAACTTGATCTTCAAACTCTAAGAACATTGTAAACACCATTCTATGTGTAGAGTCCTGAGAGAGGTATGAGTGCCAAGTATCACTACCAGGGCAGAAAATTAGAGCACTATTCTTCTTCCACTCAACTGTATTGGAAGTAGATTCTCTATCATTTAACTCATACAATGTTGTTCCACTTTGTTCTTCAGGATCAACATAAAGAGTGATACTAACAGATTTATTAATACTATCTGGATGAATAGTATCTACAAATCCAAAACCTGTATAGTGTACACTACACTTACAATACATTGGAGTTGAAGTAGTTCCTCTATATGTTGAAAATTTATTCCAAATAGCTTCCCAAACAGAAGTATCCTCAAGATCTTTACCGACTTGAGCATACACTTTCAGTAAATCTTCAGATACTCCAACATCTTGGAGGTCATTAAGATGAAGTATATCTTCTTTACCTCGTCGGTGATCGTAGTTATCTAGTAGATATTGTGAAATCTTAGAAAATTTATCAAAAGTATCTGCATCAACGAAGTTGTCAACTAGTATGTGTTCCCAAGGTTCTTGAGACACTACTGCATCGACTATTCCTTGTTTGTTAATTAGCATCTCTGATGAAATCGAACGTCATGCAATGGAGTCCTCCATCCCATAAGTATCTATGCCTAAAAGGAACAATAATTGGTTCTACCTTATGTTTCTTCAGGAAATCAAACACTTGTTTATTGTATCGAGTACACATGAAGTGTTTTTCATCAATAGCGAGTGCATTGACATCGAAGAAAGTTTCGGGCGAATATCCCACCCAATCTCTGTAGTCATCGGGAATCTGATCTGGAGACCAAATAAACTTACCCTTGGTCTTCGCCATATCATTAAGATCTTGAGTATTCTGATCAAGATATAGGATATCCCATTCTGGGAACAGATACTCTAGGTTACGTCCTTGTGGAGTGGAGATGATTACCCCTTCCTTGACTACACAGAATACACCATCTGTATGACGTTCGATGTTAAAATCGCGAGAAGAGAGTCGTTCAAAAACACAAGACAAATCAGGATTCCCATGTTGAAAATACTCAAAACGTTTACGTGTCCATGATACCGCATCAAAGTAAACTCTGTCGGCACGAACTACAGAAGGCGCGCAGAGATTATCCAAAGTGACAAAAGGAGTTCGATTATCAAGCAACTCCAACCAATCAGCAATATTATCTTCATACCTTGGACCGACATAAAGTTTGCCGTTAAGATACTGGAGATGATCCCGTGCATGTAGGAGTTGTGGTTTCCGAGTTACATCAGGATTTTTATAAGTCGGTCGTTTGACTTCGACTTCCAGATCTCGTAGCATTTGACTAAAGTTTGACAGATCCTCTTCGGTTTCGTCAAGAATGTCTTTAACAAATGTATCAGTTACGAGTGAAGAATCGTATGCACGACCAACCCAACACTCTCTTAGTCTATTATATTCTGGAAAATACTGTGCCATCATGGTATAATTAGTGAAAGAAGTATAACATAGAATGAAACTGTTTGCAGGCCCATGTCTACTAGAGTCTGAAGAAGATGCATTTCTAGTGGCGAAAACTATTACTGAAAATCTACCCGAAGGTGTAGATTATTACTTCAAGGCATCCTTTGACAAAGCAAACCGATCCAGTCATAAAAGTTTTCGCGGACATGGACTTAGATTCGCAATCAAGATCTTTGAAAAACTGCGTGATGCAGGTTACAAAGTCATCACCGATGTCCATGAACCACAAGACGTTGCGATCCTATCCAACTATGTAGACGCATACCAAGTCCCTGCATTTTTGTGTCGTCAGAACGACCTGCTTCAAGCAGTTGCAGAGTCTGGTAAATTAGTCAATGTCAAGAAGGGTCAGTTTATGTCCCCTCGTCAAGCAATTCTCCTAGGCGAGAACATGGAAGCCTATGGATGTGAAGACTTTTACATCTGTGAACGTGGTACATCTTTCGGTTATGACAACCTGGTGGTTGACTTCCGAACCATTCATAAACTGAAGAGTGCTGGATTCAAAGTTTGTTTTGATTCAACTCACTCTACCCAGGAAGGTGGAGAATCTACAACTGGTGGTAACTGGTTCTATGCACAACCTCTTGCACAGAGTGCAAAGATCTGGGGTGCAGAAGCATTCTTTGCTGAGGTGCATCCAGATCCCTCTAGGGCACTCTCAGATCGACATTCCCAGATACCCTTAGTCGTATTCCCAAGCTATCTCTCTAGCGTGTTCTAGGTCTTGTGGCGTGTCTACAGAAAACAGATCTCTTTCTGTTTCGTAAGTGTAGATGGGAACGTCATTTTCAAGGAATCTCAACTGTTCCAACCTCTCTCTTTGTTCTAGAGGGGTTGGTTTCATGTATTGATACCTTTCTAATACCGATCTTCGGTATCCATAAATTCCCATGTGGATTCTAACTCTCTCATCGCCGATGGCATGGCGGCTAAAGTATAGAGCACGACCACACTTAGCAGCAACAACTTTAACTTTGTTCGGATCCTTTGCATAAGGATGATCCCTCTCGTAGATCTTGGATGGTGTGATCACGGGATACGATGAATTGTTTGCAATCATGTGTTCATTCATGACCAAGATCTCTTGAGGATCAACGAACGGTTGATCACCTTGAACATTAATAATACCATCCGCAGGAATCATATCAATTGCATTTGCAATTCTTTCTGTTCCCGAACATGCTTCTTCTCTTAAAAAAAGAACCGTGGTCCTACGGGGACACACGGAGTCGGCAATTTCTTGACTATCAGTAATAAGGTAAACAGGCAGATCTGTCTTAAGACACTGCCCGACTACTCTTTGAATTAAGGTTTTACCTTCGATATCAATCAGAGCTTTCTTGGGAAGTCTCTGACTGTTCAGTCGAACTGGGATTACGATTGCGTTCTTCATGAATCATCTTGAGTAATTTCTCAGCCTCTCGGTGAGACCTTCTGTTAATTAAGAATTTTACAATGGGATTTCTTGGGTTATTGGTTATCCACCACCAAGAAATCCGTGTCTTTGTCTTTATGTATTCTCCCACTAATACCACGAATTCGGCAACTGACTCGTCCATGGCAATGAACCAGGCGACTACACAAAACGCGAACAGTAAAATTAAATTTAGTTCCATCTCTTAGATTTTAGATACTCCAGGACATCATTCCGAATATCCATGAGTTCATGGTAGCACCTTTGATTATGAGCACATCCCCTAAGTGCAGGGTCTGGTTTATTCACGGACTCAATAAAAATGTCAAGACCTCGATTCCACTTGTCTTGTTTCGATTCGTTATCGTCAATAGAATTTTGATCCCTCATTTTCCTCCTTCAAAGTGGGGTCGATAAAAGTCTTTTAGAATGTCCTCTGAAGTAGATGTAACTCCAGGGTTCCGTTGCACGTACTCATCTACTGCTTTGTAGATAATTTCTTGTTCTGGCATTGTAAAATACAAGATTCTACCTAAAGCAGATGGGTGTCTTTCCATAATGAATGTTCGGCACAGGACAATTCTAGTCTATCTATGGGGTTTGTCAACTAATCCTGACAGAAAAGTCAACATTTCGTAAAATATGGAGAATAGCGGACTCGAACCGCTGACATCCTGCTTGCAAAGCAGGCGCTCTACCAACTGAGCTAATTCCCCTGAGCGGGTTTGAACTCTACTTCACTCTTCCACTTGAATCCTGGTGTTTCCCAAGTTTGGTTATCATTCACAATCCTATTTGGATTAGGAATCGCCTTCTCTGGTTCCGCAGGAGCAGCAAGATCAGTAATAGTTTGACCCTGATATAGTTCGTTCAACCTTTCCTGAGATGGATAGGTTTTCAAAAAATATCTTGCACTCATTCTAATCTTTTCTGGAACATCTGTCAACTCTTCGTTAGCAATATTCTCAAGAAATCCACGAATTGCAGAAAGTGTATTATGTTCGTGATGTGGGTGTGTCATTTTTTTCTATCGTACTTATATTTCATTGCTTGCAACATCCAAGACTGAGCAAGACTTTTAGGTCCTTCTTTGAGAACTTTTAAAATTCTTTCATCAGACTCGGATGCGATAGCAATTTCTCTCCAATTTTTGGTCATGGATTGAAGGGTTCTAAGTTACTCTCTTGGAGTTGCGGTAGGACATCATCTCTATGTTCAGGTCTCAACCACCATCCATCATGGGGATCGTCATTGATATGTTCATACTCTTCATCTTCTGGTTTGATCTGTTTCCAAGATCCACCAACTCCACCATCCATATTTACAACAATGTCATCTTCACTTGTACTGTAACCGTCAGCCATAACAATTTCATTAGTAGGGAGTGCAGGGGGAGGAGTGACATCAATAACTTGACCCATGAGATGGGCGTCACTCCTTACATATGTAAGTTCTTGTGGATTATTGGCAACTATCTCCATTGCAGTAGTTTCCAATCCACAATCACATTTTTTCTTTCCAGTAGATTTGTAGATAACAGAGAACCATACTCTCTGAACATAAGCTTCGGTCATTTACCCATGGCATTTAGATAGGACATTATGTAAGCTCTTCCTTCTTTTAACATGAACTCTCCAAAAACATCTTTGAAGTGTTCTGCAACGAAGTCGCACTTTTCATTCAATTTTTCTCTACCAATCACATAAAACTGTGCGATAGATTGTGCGTAGAATTCCATCATACAATCTTCATCACCCATTTTGAATCCTTGAATGTAGATATCTCTTACCTTATTCAAAGCATCAATAACAGATGGGTCACATTTAACAACTGTACCATCTGGTAGAGGCAACTCCTTAGACTTTATAAAAGACATAGAAGTCTTCATGCAAAGTCGAGTTTGTTCAGTATCCAGGGCCCAGGGATCACCATCTCTATAAGAATACTGCACAATACCATTCGTACACTCAACTGCACGTACAAGAGCAACTGAGTCAAGTCCTTCTGGAGTTTGACTACTCCAGAATTCAACGTATTGTTCGCAATACTCTTGAAACTTTGGATTGTCCCTGTAGTCTTGAATGTAAGGAACATTCAAGAGTTTTTCCATGTCTACTTTCACATGACCCTCGATATATTACATACTAATTATAATACCATAAAAAACCCTGGCAATCAAAAATTGCCAGGAATTTTTTTTGCGCTATTTTTGGAATTAAAAGCTATTTTTGGTTTCTAGCTTTCTTTTTTAACCAATGGAGTTGAGGCCATGTATCCATAATTATCTCCCTAACTTTATAGGGTGTCTCTGATGAGATCACAGTGCATTGCCTCGGGGGAGAACTTCTTCTGGGAAGACGAAGTTTTCATGTGGTTGATCAACTGGTGCTAACCATGAACGAAGACCTTCATTCAGTAGGATGTTCTTGGTGTAGAACGTCTCGAACTCTGGATCTTCTGCTGCTCTGATCTCTTGGGAAACAAAGTCATAAGCACGAAGGTTGAGAGCAAGACCAATAATACCGATGGAACTTGTCCAAAGACCCATAACAGGAACAAAGAGCATAAAGAAATGC